TGGCCGCGTGTTACATCTGGTATCTCTGCGATGAACACACCGTCACCGGGCTTTGTACCGGGGAGAGTACGCACAAGCCCCCACGGATTTCTGTCAATTAAGTCTGGGACACTGACAGAGGTCGGGTCTACGAATATTAGGTTGTTTAGAGCCGCCTGCACGTTGTCGACACGGCTACGAAGTAGCCATGTGCTTATTTCGTGTAGAGGAAGTAGTAAGTCGTACAGTGATTGGCCGTATGTCTTGTGGCTGTCGTGGTACAGGCCGCCGATTGTGACGGGGAACTGCCGCCCATACGGGTTTAGACGGCAGTTAATAACCGCGCCTTCGTCCAGAATAGTCACTAGCAACCAAACTTGTTCTAGGTTGTCGAGGCCAAGCTCGTAACCATTGAAGCGTACCCACGCCTCATCGACTATGCGGCTGTCCTGTAGTGTGAAGTGGTAGCCGTTCTCTTGCCCTTGAGGTTCTTCGGGGTTGATTGAAAGGCCACGCCCTTCTTCTTTGAACCAGCCGTGAGCATCCCATGAATGACGTACACCTTCTTTGCGGCGTAGTCCCGGATACTTGGCGACTTTGGGGTATTGGTTAGAACCGAGCAGGGCATTGGTACTCATGTGGTCTGTAAAGACTATGAACTGCATCCTTTCCCAGTCTCCCCACTGAACACGGGGGTCTGGGAAGCATCTGCGCGGGTCAAAGTTCACAATGTCGTTTGTCTTTGTCGTAGCGTTCCACACACACTTAGTCGGAGCGAAGCCGTAGCGGATGGAGTCCAAGAGCATCTGTGCAAGCCGCGCCTCGCCTGCGGTGCGTCGCATGTGCTGGTGCAGTAGGCGCTCAAGTATCATACTTGATTGGCGCGACTTACGATTGAGTCCCTCTAATTGGAACATAGGGTTGCGGCCTGCTAGGGCAGACATGAGGTATGTGAGTACGGTGTCAGCGATAGCGCGTGTATCTGCTACGACTACCTTCTCGCGAAACTTTGTAGCGTTCTCTGGAACCCAAACGTCGTGTGCGCGGTCAGCATCCCGCCAATGGTCGTAGCGGCGAGAGATACGCTCATGAGACATCTTGGTGCAGGCGCGTACATAATCAATGAGTTTGGTCTCTTGGTCGTCAGAAAGCATGTCACTGATATCCTCGTAGGCCATTAAAGGCTCTGCGAGGTTGCTGAGGTCTACGACTACGTCGTTCTTTGAGGGGCTGGTCATAGTCTTATAGCGCATCAGATTTCTCCCCAGCCTCTAAAATTTTCGTCTTTACCAACTTGTCGTTCCCACCATTTGTCGTCGTTGCCTGTGTTAAATTGGGCAGACAATGAAGAACCCATATTGATAGGCGAGTTTAGTAGCTCGCTTGCTTGTCCGCCCATTTTTGATAAAGCGGCAAGCCCCATTGATAAGGCGTCAATCATGTCGTCGTGCTTCCCATTCGGAAATGACTGAGCCTCGTCCATGAAGCTATCAAGCCATAATGCCTCATTCGGTATGAAAACTCGTCCCCCCTCTACAAGAGGCAGTACAGAGTTTAATCTGGAGACCTTATCGGTTCCGACCTTCACGGGAATTACCGACATACCTGATTGAGTTCGTAGCTCTTGAATGAGGGATTGGCCTGACGCTTTGTCCTCGACATACATGCCGCGCAAGCCCCTGCCGCGCCATTTAGCGTTCAAGGTAATGGCGGCACGTTTAAGTTCTGGGAAGTCATACCTCTCACGAACAATGTCCAGAATGTGCATGTCCGCATTGTTGTCCATACCCAAGACCATCATTACGCTGTAGTCAGCGGTCTCTGTTTTCTTAAATGCGGTGTCGCAAGAAATAATGATGGTATTGCAATCTGGCTCCTCTGCCTTTCTCCACCATCCCGACTTAATAAGATTACCACCACGGATATAGGGAGACTGCTGATAGAGTGAGGCAAATTCTCTGGGGTCTAGTCTTTCTCGCTTTTTAAGCTCTTCGATTGGGAATCTGTCTGGCCACAGGGCTTCTTCTCTTGCTTCGTAGTAGTGACGTTTCGATGGTGATACTTTACTGAGTTCGCCCTGCGGTATGAAGCGAGGGTCTTCTTCTGGCAGTTCAGCCACACTCCTCTTGACATTAGTATCCTTACTCCTGATTGCTGGGAAGTTGATGTGCGCCCATGCGCCCTCCTTCCAGTCTTCAGTCTCCATGATACGCCCAGCCAAGTCGTCCGGGTGCCACCGCGTCAGGATAACTATTTCTATTGGTGCCGCGCCGTTTGGCTCTGGTTGCTTACGAGTGGTAAGAGCAGACACATAATATGACCAAGTCTTGTTGCGCTGAGTCGCGCTGTCGGCTTCTTCACGAGCTTTAACGGGGTCATCAATGAGCAAAAGAGTGGCCGCACGACCAGTCGTAGAGCCGCCCATGCCAGTTGCGTAGTATGAACCGCCGAATGTAGTGCGCCAGTCGTCTACTGCTTTGGATTCTTCCGACATATAAAAGTCAGGAAACGCTTGGCTAATGATTGGCTCACGCGCATGGTCTCTTGTCTGACGCCCGAAAGTTTTAGCAAGGTCTTGGTTGTAAGACGTCGCAAGAACATTTCTATTTGGTCGGCGAGCAAGGTAATACACCGGAAAAAGAGTTGACGCCAACCAAGATTTGCCATGTCGTGGCGGCATAGTAATAAGAAGACGTCGGCATCCAAGAGTGTCTTTCTCAAGCCTATCCAACGTGTCAATGAGTTCCATTTGGAAGTCGGCCAATTCAAAATCTGGGTAAAGTGCTTTAACAAATCCATGAAAATTATCCTTCGCTTGAGCTATTTTGAGCAGTCGTTGAGCCGCTTGCTGGGGTGTCAGTGCCATTTTCTACCTCTTCGTATTCTGCTTCGACGGCATCTACTTGCGACGCGATACGTTGCAGTTCATCTATTGTAAGTTCGTGCGCTTGTTTATTCTCAACAGTGTGTTCGTTGAACGAGTGGTGTAAGTCAGGCATGACTTTATTCAGCATCATGCCAAACAGTCTGGTTTGCTGAGCATCCCACTTCTTATTTCCGGCCAGTACCTCGCGCACCTCCGGCATTTGCTTGCGTACAACGTCCAGTACGCTCCGGCGGACTCTGTCGACTTCCAGCGGAGTTACTGCGGGCAGGCCAGTGCCTTTTGTGGAGCTAGGTTCTTTTCTTACGTTAGGCATGTATCTTTTCCGTCACAGTGTTTCCATTTTTTGGTGCGAAATATTTGTTAGTGGGACATGGCATATAGAAAACCCGGCGGCGGGACGGGGGCTACGCCCCCCCTGTTGGCCAAGTCGTGTTGCCCTATGGGCAAAAACGCGACAATCTGTAGTGTAAGTTACTGTATTTGTTATGATTTCATGTCCCTTCTGAGGGCATATTAGTGGTATTTTCCCCTCGTAATTTGAAAACCTACTGAAATCTCTACAATTCAATGGGTTATTGTAACTGTCTGGTAATCATAACAACTGGTTAGAGAGGATGTCGTCCTATACCCCAAAGGGGTATGGGGGGATTAGTTAGTGCCGCTCGGCGTTGTTGCTGAGATGAGGCGAACCAACCTGCATAGGAGGTAATCATGCAGAATACTACACACACACCTGACGTACATTCCGTGACCATGACCGCGATGGAAGCTAACGCTTCCAAGGGCAACGCCATCATAGCTGGCATCGGCTCAATGGCGGCCGCACGCGCCACGATTGCACACGACTCACCGTCCGACTTCGTGACGGCTGTGTCAGCTTCGCTGAAGCAACGCCTTGCGGATTACGATGCCAAGGGTCTCGCGCATAACTCGGCGCGCTTCGCATCAACGTCCAAGGCCATCGCGATGCTCACAGTTGCGCCTGCGCCAATCACACCGCCTGCGCCAGTGCATACTGCGCCATCTCGTGCGACCAAGGCCGAGTTGCAAGCTCAGCTTGCTGAGTTGCAGGCATTCGTGACTGCGCTTACCGCCAAGTAATCACGACTAACCCCAATAGCCCCTCTCACGCGCCGTGCGTGGGAGGGGCTTTTTTTTGTGACTACACCCTGTAGTCGCGCAACCAGCCATAGGAGGACATCATCATGGCAACAGTACAAATCGGCGTTCACACGCAAATCGACGGCATCGAGCATGAACTTGCAGACGTCGTACACAATCACGCAAACCTCGACTTCAATGACGCTCAGTGGGTTGCGAACCAGTCGCTCGTGGGCGACGTCACCATCATGGACGCATCACCAGCAATGGAAGATGCAGTCAAATCATGCGGTCTTGCGGCATTCGTATCATTCACAACGCTTGACTAACTGTGACACAACTGTCACACATATATAACACGACTTAGGAGAGTCATTTATGCAAGAATTTCTATCACCGGACGACTTGGACAAGGTCTATCACGTTGTCAAAGCCGTCATCACCTATCTGTTCGGGAGTTAATCATGAGCAAACGCACACGAATGACAGTATCGCTGTCACCATCACAATACGCACAACTTCACACCCGCAAGTCGCTTGCGCGACGACTGCTGGAAGTCTTTGGTTACTTCGCAGTGGGCATGGCTATCTATGGTTTGGTCATGCTAGTCGCCACCAACCTCGTAACTGGTTGTGGCCAAGCGACTTACCACGCAGACAGGACATGGGAGACAGGCACTTGTCACCCTGCATGGCTGTTCCCCGATTCAAAGCAGAGCGTGAAGGGAACGTGGTAGTGAGAGACCACGACATAAAGCGCTATGCAATCGAGTTTTGCATAGTCGCAATGCTTGCATGGGCAATGTGTCCCTGCAACGGAGCGTGACATGGTTGGAAAATATCACGTCATCACCACGCCTCGCGGCTACGCCGTGAGGTGCATCTTAACCGGATACATCGAAGCCAAGTCGCGTACACGCGCACAGGCTGAGCGTATCTGCAATCTCATGAACAAAGGGAGTTCAACATGAAATCGAAAGTAATCTCACGCACCAATCGCGAAAGACTGGCAACCATCCTGACTGTGTTCGCTTGCAAGGACGAGTTCAAGCCCATCATGGACAAGTACAACGAGGCTTGCGACTTGCTGACACCAATACACGATAAAATCCTCGACGACATTGACGCCTTGCCCGACTTGGCCAAGCGATTTGTCAGAGTTCATGTGGATGAGAGTATGGAAGTTGACATGGACAAGCCTGTGTACGACTTGCGTACAGTCTACAACATGGTCAATCCATTCTATGGCGACGAACAACGATACGGACAGATGGCCTTTGGTGATGGCGACGTCATTGAGGTCACGAGTGCGGAGCGGTTCGGCTTCAATGTTGAGCAAGACCAGTTTGATTGGGACAAGTCTCTGTTCCCAAAAGACCGCCATTTTAGTTGCGTCTTTAGCGACATGCGCTACGCGTATGTGAAGTCCAA